CCTGAATACTGGCCAAGAATGACCCTGTCGGCGCGTCGGGAATCGTGTTTTTCTGCCCGTTGTAAGCAAATGCACCGAATAAAATCTGCGGTATGGTTAAACTTTCCATTTTTCTCTCCTTTATAAAATTCCGTCCCAGAAAACACCCTGATCAAACGGCTGGAAGTCCGAACCATAAAAACCAAAGGTGTTTTCTGTGTCAATTTGATAAATTTTTGTGCCGACGCCGGCCGGACGCGGCAATACGTCTTGTGTTGTAAACAAATACGTTTCCCAGTCTTCAAGAATAAAATCGAAAACAAAAATCTGCACCGTCATATCCAGATTGTCGAGCAGATAGGCGTTGCCGCGGTCTTTGAACAGGTTTTGCAAAAAGACGTTCATTGACAAAATATCACCCTGCCACGTGGTGCCGAATGCCCGGATTTTGATAATCTCCCGAAACTGATCGTCGTTCAGGGTGAAAATCTCCCCGTCCTCACCGGTAAAATTGCGGGTGATTTTGAGCATTTTTCCCCAAAACCAGTCGAGCGCTTCCGGAATACAGGAGTTATAATCCAAGATTTCTTTTACAAAAGTTTCCGAAATATTGCCAAAGTATTTATCCCACACGGCGGCGCGGCGCAAAAGCAAATCCGACCCGTTGGTGTAGCCGAATTGTTTCTGCAAAGTATTTAACGTTACTTCCTTAAACATTTAAGCAGCCTTTGAAACGGTTATGTTGCTTTCATCCAAACTTGCAACTTGAGAAATGGTTGTGGTGATGTAATCGGTAAAATCGCCGCCGGAAACAAGCGCCACTTTCACCGACAACAGGTTGATCTGATTGAACCCGGCGAGGCTTTGCGCCAAAACATTGCCGGAAACGGTCTGATGTATCTTAAAAGGATTGTCCGCCACCCATTGCATGACAATGCTTTTAATCTGCGTTTCCACATCGGCCGCAGTATAGGCGTTTGCCTCATATTCTATCTGTAATTTGATCGGTACAACCGCCGGCCGCTCAATCCGATACTTGTAAATGTAATCAACAGAGGCGTCGTAAAACTCTATCTCGGTATTGCCGTTTACACCGGCGCCAAGCGTCTTCTGCCCGGCAATAACAGTTGCTATATCCGAGGAAGAACCACCTAAAACACATATATATATAGAATGCGGCGCAAGTGTTATGTTATCGATTTCAAGCGGTTCATCGCCGTAGTTTTCGCGGCCCAAAACGCTGATAACGCCGGAAACTGCCGCAATATTGTCAACAATAGCGCCCAAAATGCTCCGCGCCCGTTTGTTTAGCCAGTTTGCCGTAACACGGGTACGAAACTCGTTGTCGTTTTCCGTGGCAAAGCCGATAATTCCGGCCGTTGCATTGTTGATGCCGTCCCAACCTTCAATCACCGTTACAATCGTCGTCAATGTTCCTGCAGGACAGGGAATTGCCCCGGGAGTCAAACATTGAAATTCCGCCTCTGCCGTGCCGTCTTCCCCGATTGTAACAGTATCAAGAAGCATATACTGATAAGTTCCGTCAGAGGCCAGATCCCCCTCTTCGATAACAGTATTTGCCGTACCGCTTAAAGTGGCCGTTACCACCGTACCGACGCCCTGTTTGCGGTAGTATCCGAAAAAAGCCGCCGCCACGTCCAAAGCCTGACCGGTTGCCGTATAGACCGAAAAAGAATTGGCAATATTGACAACTTCGTTCATCGCCTTTGTTAAGGTCGCCGTATCGTTGGTGATCATCTGCCCCTGAAAGGTGCTGCTCTCTAAGTTAATATTTGCCCCGAGCGCGCCTTTGTAGGCCTCTTCAAAATCGCTTTTGATTTCAGAGGTATCAACCGTGATGACCCCCTGATTTGTAACAGAAAAAAGGCTCATAATTCAAAAACTCCGTAAATGCTTGATATTTCCGCGGTGATATTCAAAACGTTGTCCGCGCTTGAAGTGGAAAGCCGGTTGATTTGCACAATCTCGCCGTTATCTTTTATCCGCCGGCGAATCATCTCTCGCACGCCGTCAATGCCGCCGGTTTTGCCCAAAACCTCGTTGAAATAGTCAATGCCTTCTTCCGTGTTGTACGGATTTTCTCCCAAACAAAGGCCGACGCGGGTTTTGGTATCTTGTGCACAGGCGTTGATGCCCTCATTAACGGTCAAAGAACCGTCTTCAAGCACCAGATTGTTGTGCTCGTCTAATTTCAGAGTTTGCATTTTTCCTCCTTTATTTGGAAAATACGGTCACAGAACCGGCAGTGATAGTGCCCTGGTGCGTATTAGGATTAACCTCAACCGTGTCACCGATCCGCGCCACGCCTTTACCGCCCTCGCCGCCAAGGTTAACCGCCATTGCCGTGACATTTGCCGTATCGGCCGTGATGTTGGCGGTTTGCGTGTTGATATCGACCGAAGTAGGCAGCAGGGTAATGGTTGTTTGCTGATTGGAAATAACCAGCCCGTCGCCGGCAGAATTGAAGGAAATCGGCAGGAAAAAACCGTCCGCCCAGTTGAATTGCCGTAAACTGCCGACAGTTGACTGCGCTTTTGTGTTCTTAAAATTGGTAATGTCAAATTTGCAGGCTATCAGCAGCCCGATGTCGCCCGCCGCCGGTTTGTAGGTTATTTTGCAGCCGTTGCCCTCAAACTTCATGACCGGAATTTTGTAAAGCGTGTTGTCCGCGGTGATCGGAATTTCCTCGTTCTGTGTATTGATCTGTCTGATCAGCGGCAAAACGTCGACAAATGCGTTGTCCTCACTGACTGCCGCCACTTCTACCGGTTGAACGGTGCCGAGAAAAGAGTTGAGATATTGACGCAAAAAAAGCTGCAAAACGCCCGTATCCGTTTGCAGCTCCGCCGGATTGTATGCCGGAATATTATTGCTCATCGATAAAACCCTAAGCCTTCCTTCATCAAGTTAAGCCGCGTTATCCATTCGCTGCCGCGGGTTTGTCCTGCATGCGATAGAGTGGAAATATAAAAATCATAGCTGCTCAACTGCGGGTATTTCAAAGAGTTCACTTTGACCCGCTGCCCCGTCTGATACGACGGATTAAGCCGTATTGTGATAATCACGCCGGTCGGTGTCGGTTCGGGAACGCCGATAATCTCCGCCTGCGGAATGGTGAGCTGCGGCAGTTTCTTTAAGCCCTCGTTTTGTTTTTTAACATAAAGCCGCCCTTTGCTTTCAAAAATATCAAGTCCGGTTGCCTGCGCCAAAGCACGCAGCCCCATGACCGCATTTTGATCACGCAACAGAAAGTTGTTAATCGTCGCCGTATCGTCTATATCGGAAACAAGGGCAAGCCCCAAGTCCGCCCCCAGTTTCCGAGCTATCGTGTTGACCGGGGTGTTACCGGCGTAGGTATAGCTTTTAACCTTTGTCAGCTCAGAAAACATCGACATCGCTTTTAATGTTATGGAATAATCGGCCTTGCTTAAATCCGGCCTTGCTTCCATAATCGTCCCGTCAAAAACAACGCCTTTGTTGCTACCCTCATATCCGGCCTCTATCACCAGACGGTTTTGCACCCAGTTTTTGACCCATTGCGTATTAGACGTTGCTAAGCTGAACATGGTATCGGTTTTTAACCCGCTTATCACCACGTTTGCTTCGTTTAAGGCGCCGCTCACCGCCTCAGAAGTATTGAAAGTAAAGGCGAGTTCTTCCGTGAGCGTGTTTTTCAAAACGCCGTCATAATACAAACTCGCTGTTAATTTCCTTGTCCGCCAGTTCATTGCAAATTGAAATCCGTATCATAGATAAGTTGATAGCGGCTGTTAAATTCCGAATATTCGGGATCGCTGTTGCCGTAGAGGTCATAGAAATAAAAATTGCCGGAGACGACCTGCGAGAGCATCAACGGCATCCGGTTGATACAGCGGCGACCGTAAAACTGCACTTCGCCGTCAATCGTTAAATCCATAATCAGAGAACCGTCCGCCATGGTGCGGAGCGCCACATTGACCGTGTGGATTTCTCCCGCCGCGTCGGTAATGTTGGCCGAAACTTTGCTGTTCGGTTCGTTTATCAGGTTGATTGCCGTTCTTGTCATGAGTTCCACCATGCCTTTATGTCTGTTGCCAAAGTCTGAACAATGCCACCGTCCTGAGTATCTTTGTCTGAGGCGCTGCGGTTAAGTTTTCCGTCCGTACCGAACAAAAGAACCTCATCAAAAGTCATATCCGCTTCCAGAAGATTATAATTGTCCGGCGTTTCCGTGATTTCAAAGCTGGACAAGGTAAAACTTGTCCGCAAACCGGAATTGCGGGTCTGGATGTTTACTCTCCTCATTTGCCGGCATAGTTCGTTCAGCTGCTGGCGGGTGGTTTCAATCAGACTGACTTTATCCTGTCCAAAAATGGAATAGTTGATGTCTAGCGCCCCGATGCCGACGGTGCCGTTTTTGGATATAATGCCTTTTAAGGTGATCTGATCGGGGTTTGAATATTTGTAATCGGTTATGTTTATTCCCGATTCTGCCGGATATTGTGTAACCGTGGCCGAACCGTTGTAGGAGCATTCCAAAATCGAATCAAACTCCAGATAAATCTTGCGGTCGCCCTTCTCGTCTATTCCATAGATGCTGTAGGTCGATTTAGCCAGCTTATCGGTAATGCTGCTTAAAAAGTTGAGTTCCATTATAACATCACTCCTCCGGCGTTATTCTGCGCCACCGACGGCAACCCGCGGTTCCCCATCCGCTCCATTTCCCGCGCAAACTGCCGTGGATTGGAAACGTTCGGCAAAACAACCGAACCTACATTGACTGTACTATTGCGGCTGTTGTCGTTGGTTGCGGCGTTGTTTATCCTTGTTTGCGTTAAGCTCGGCTGATAGTTGGGAGCATTTAACTGCGGAATATACTCTATCGGTTCGGAACGTTTGCCCCACCCCATAAAATCAGCGAACTTGTCGCCAAGCCAAGCTCCGCCATCGTTAATTCCTCCGATTATTTTTTCGTAAATCTCCCCGGCACCTTTGAAAAATTCGATAAAAACATCAAAGTTTTCAACCACCCAGTCATATAAATTTTTAAGAACTCCGGCCAGACCGCTGAAAAGCTCCTTTGTTCCGGCAATAAATTGCTGCAACCTCGGGCTTTCCGCCAGATAATCCTTAAAAGCCTGACTGACCTTATCCCAGTTTTGCCACAGGAGATAAGCCGCACCGGCGGCGGCCGTAATGCCTACCGTTGAAAACGAGAAAACCGAACCGAACAAAAAGCCTGCGGTTCTTAAGGCCGGCGAAAGCAGCGTTACCGCACCCAAAATGCCGACAATGCCGGTTTTAACCTCCGGTGAAAGAAAGGCGACACGCTCCATCCCGGCGCTGATTTTATCCAAAACCGGCGCCAGCTTTTCCAAAACCGGATAAGCAATCGCCTGAAAAGCCTGACTGATAGTGGCAAGGGAGATTTCCATGCCCCTGAGGGCTTCGGATGCTTTCTCCGTCAAAACGCCGAACTCCTGCGCTTTTTTGTTGATTTCGGCATATTCGGCATCCGTCAGTTTCAACATCCGCATAAACGGCAGGTTATCA